CTAAAGGTATCTCGGATGATATAATTTTCTTATCACTATATTCTACTACGTCAGGCATGAAAGCTAGAAAGACTACAAAAGGTTTTAAAAACTGATGGTAGTCTTCTAGTTTGTAAAATAACATGGTGGTCGCTGAATAACCAAAACAGTTATACAATACGGTTAGATGATTCAATATCAGTCTTACCTTTAAATCGTCATCGTCATCATATCTTTTAAACAATCTTTTCAGATGTTGAAATCGTTTAAGATCGTCATAAAATTCTTCTGAGGATGCCGCCATTCTAATATCATAGTATTTGGCAGCAAACAGAAGAAAGCTGTCTTCGTCAAGTTTCATAGTTTATTCACCTTTAGTTAAGTATACCGAAGAGCTTTATTGCTCTCCAGTATATTTATAACTATCAGCGGATTAACTATCAGCTACAACTGCGTCATCAGCTCCATCAACACCAACATCGCCAGCAGTTCCTGCGGCAACTTTCATTGGTACGATAGTTTCAACAACGTGTCTAGTTACACCGTCTGCGGCTGTAAGAGTTTGAGTTCCTACGCCTACAACTGTAAGTGCCTTAAGACCAGTTGCTCCACCAGCAATAGCATTATTGGCTGTTGTATACAGCTTAATCATGCCAGGACCAACGTTATGCACGTAGACTACAGCGCCGTCTGTTAGACCAGTTACGATTGTTTGACCGCCTCTAGAGTAAGTCACTGCGCTACCATTAGCTAGTACAGTTTGATTGCCGACGCTAATAACATTGTCAGCTAAATTAACACCACCAGCAGTAGCGTCAAATGACAATACTGTTGCAGGTACAGTTTTAGTGTTGTACTCAACCCAACCAGGAGTCTGAAGACCCTTAGCACGGTTAGCGGCAATACCAGCTTCTGTAGTATCTACGAAGTAAATATCATCCGGTACTTTAACAAAGTTATGACCTGCTCCAACTCCAACACCAGTAAGTGATTTAAGACCTGTTGATGCGTGACCTGTAATAGCGTTTGCTTTAGTATCGTACAACTTGATAGTGTCTGCGTCAACTCGGTTAACGAATACAGTAGCCGCATCAGTCAGACCAGTGATAACAGTACCACCTGCGTCATTGTATTGTACAGCATCGCCAGTAACATAACTATGACCTTGTAGTTTAATTGTATTTGATGCTAGAACGACCACTGCGGCGTCGGTTGCGTCAAATGATGTAGTTTTTGTATATACCGCAGGCGCTGCCGCCAACGTATCTACTGTTCCCCATAATGCCATTTCATTTCTCCTTGTTTAAATGGTTCGTTTTTTCATTTTTAATATCTTCAGCTTGATGCATTTGATTAACTCTATCTATATACATCTGTGCTTCATACATTGTTGGATGTAGTGGCCAATTATTAGCTACTTCCACCCAAAAGTTTTTTATCCACTCTCTCATACTATTTATTGAACATAACAGTTCAACTCGTACTTCGAACCCATGTTATACACTTGGATTTGCAAGAATTTGCGAGTTGGCTTGCCGCCTTTAAGTAATTTGATCGAATATCTGTTGGTCTTGTCTTTACTAGGCTTCTTAGGACCAGTAGCAACTTTATTAGACCAATCATCTTCATCAACGTCATAACCTTGTTTCTTAGCGACTGCAATTGCTTCTTGTACTGCACCGCTAAAAGTATTGTGATGTAGCTTGTAAGTAGGAGCTTCCTGAATGTCAGTCACCTCTGTCTTACCACCATCTTGAACGATCTCGAAACTTTCGTTGACACTCTCATACGCTGGCGTAATAGAGAGGATGCCTTGACCAGACTTAGGCACCTTTAATTGCTTAATAGCGAGTTGCTTTGCGCCGTACAAGTCTTTAGCTTGATCTTTTTTGATTTCGATCTTCTTGCCCTTGTAGATTGCGATCCAACCTGCCATCTGTCCTTCTTCTAAATCCACTTCTTCGAATACAACTGGTGCAAGAATAGTTCCTTTAGAACCACCGTTTACCATCATCTTCTCATTACCTTTTGCGGTAGCTTTGAAGTCTTTGTGTACCTTACGAAAGTTAGCCTTAGAGATATAGACTTTTCCGCCTTTGACTTTATAGTCACGGTTAAGTAGAACAGCTTCTTCGATAGACACTACTTCTTTAAGTTGTGCCTTCAACTTTTCGATCTTCTTCTGCATGGCAAACTTCTTCATCTTAACAGAAGAGGTATTACCGAAGAACGTCTTCATGTGCTTCTCAGTTTGATCGATCTGCTTTTGAATCTTGGCTTTGTCTACGCCCTCTTCAAGGTCTTCGTTTACTCTTTTGAGTACCGCTCTCACTTGAGGATGATCAGATAGACCTTTTTTGATCTTGTCAATAGCTTGAGTTGCGCCAGTCATATTGCCACCTTTGTAGCGTTTGTCTGTAGCAACACCAATAGCCATCTTGATCTCTTTAGGCGAGAAGCCCTCACCAAGTTCTTCAGTCTCTTCACGCATAGTCTTAAGAGCATTTACCATGTCTTTGTAAGACTTGTTCATTGCGGTCTGCAACTTCTCTTTAGAGTCTGGCTTACGAAAAGAAGCGAACTTCTTAAGTGCGAGTTCAATTACCTTTGGAGGTAGTTTAGCAGACTTACCATCAGCAAACTTAATAGGCAAGTTGCCTTTCACGTCTGCCGCTTTACGCAACTGCATGATGATATTCATCTTTGCCCCTGCCTTATCTTTGTCAGTTGCGACCATATCTAAATCAGCGGGATCAAACTTTTCGTTGATATCTTCGCTCATTTTAATCCTCCAAAGCTTTAGAAATCGCTTTTCTGCGCTTGTGTAAGTACTCATCAGAGGAATCTTCATCGCCATCATTATCGATGTCTTTGTCTTTACGATCATCAAACTTCTTTTTAACAGCTTTTGGATCTACTGCATCCACAGCTTCTTCAACTGCTTCGCTACATCCACAGCCAGCACAAGCTTTAAGCATTTGTCGTTGCTCACCACATTCTGGGCAAGCTTCAGTTTTCTTGCTTTCGTATGCTTCGTTCAACTTCTTCTGTACATCTGCAAGTGTTTTACACTTTGCATCACAGCCAAGGCTCTTCTTTGCGTATGCAATAAGTTTATCATCTGGTCCAGACATTTCAACGTTGTCTCCGCCCATGCTGGAAGATCCAAGTTTCTTCATCTTGATACCAGCAGGTGCTTTACCAGTGAAATCGTTTACTTTGATAGTTCCTTCAGAAACGACTTCTACTTTACCACCGTCTTGAATGATCTCAAAGCCTTCAGTCTCTTCGTGCTGAGATTTAGATGCGGCTTTTACAGCAGTTTCTACAGATTTGGCAGCCTTGTCCTTAGATGAGATCATGCCAATCTCTGGAGTCACATCAGCAACTTTAGGCGTTTTAGTGTCGCCGTCACCTGGCTTAGTTTTATCTGCGCTACGTGATGCTACTGCTTCTGATACCTCTTCAGGCTGTGCTTCTACTTCAACTGGTGCTTCAGCGACTGGTTCTGCTTCGGGCANTTTGTATCCGTGTGCAGACAACTTTGCAGTGAATGCGTCAACCATACCTGCTGGCAATGGTTGAATGTTTTCTGATTTTTTAAACATGGTTCTCTCCTTAATCTATTATGTTGTATTTATATTAATTGTCAACTTTCGAGCTGGCACGCCATTGGTAACATGACCAATATTTAGCTTTCCATTTGGGACCTGGATTATCACATCCATGTCTTGCTCTAAAACTTTTTCTACGTCCAGGATCATCTCGCTTGATTTCCATGTTTGGATCACCGAAAGTCACTTTTACGACATTGCCTTTTTCGTTTTTAGCGTATACGCCAAACTTACTCTTAGAGCCACTAGGTAGACGAAATGGATCGTTTAGCGTAACCTTTCTTCCTTGATACTCAGATTCTTCTAAAACTAAATCTGCATAGATGTCGCATTCTTCGCATACGGCATCAACAGTATCTTCATTATATCTTTTAAAACTTTTCATCATTGTGCGTCCCAATATGTTTTGTCAAGTTCACCAGTTGCAGGTGGATTACTAGTTTTTCTGCACTTGATGTATGTCTGTCTAGCGTTACCGCCAGGTAAAGTAAACGTTCTAATACCACTAGCGATAGTGCCAGGAGTATCTGAATATGTATCAGATGCAGTTGCGGCGTTATCGTATTCCCACTCAGTATTATTAGTAACTGTAACCCAAGCCATTACTCTTCTCCGTCTTTGTTCATCATGTATCGATGAGCGGAGTTTAGGTAATCTGCGGCTTTGGTAATCTTGTTCTGTACCCACTCTGGCAGATTATCTTCGTCATCGAACATACCGATCATATGCTCTGCGTCTGCAAGCACACCTCTCAGTTGAGTCTTGGCCATACCACCTTCATTGTCGTATTCGCCTGAATCTTTTTCTTCTGTACGAAAGTCGCTAAACTTTTTAATCATTTCACTAGTCCTTTAATTATCCCAGCATCGCTTTAAGTGTAGCTGGTCCTGCAACACCGTCTGCGGTAAGTCCATTTTTTGATTGAAACTGCTTGACTGCTCTTTTAGTACCAGGACCAAAGATGCCGTCTGCGGTTAAACCCAATTTAGACTGAACTGCTTTAACAGTGTCGTTGTTTGAGCCTACTGAGACAGTAACGTACTCAATAGATTTCTTTTTACTTTTACTTTTAGCTGGCACTTTACCACCCATAATTTCAATAGCGGCATTGTATCGCTCAGTTCTATCAGCTAGACCGATATCTCCACCGTTGATTTTCTTAGTCATCTTGACGATATCGCCCTTGTCGGCAATAGCATTTAACTTAGCAGTCTTCCAAAACCAGCAAGCACTTTCTATAGCACCCTTTTCGGTTGAAACATATTCGGCGGCTTGTTCAGCAGTCATTCCTACAGTCTTACCAAATTTAGTATAGTTTTCACGACCAGTTAACTGCTTAAGTCCACGACCTCTAAACAACCAACCATCTCCCGCATTGACGTTGCCCATCTTGTACTTACGAAACTCGTCCATGTATACGTAGTTAGCAATCTTAGTTGGGTTACGTGCATACTCTGCGGCGTTACGCTTTTTGCCACCAGTTCCAAAATAGCGACCAAACACCCTGTTCAATGCACTTTCGCTATAGTTTAAATTCTCTTCCAGAGAGTTAAAGTTATTACTCTCATGGGCACACTGGGCAATAAACCCAGCAACTCTTTCTGGCGTATTGATTTCATACTTAGGGAAAATCTCTACACACGCCTTATGCCACATTCCAACTTTTTCGTTAGTTGGGATCATTGCGGCAAGCATATCTTCTGTCAACAATTCTTTATTAGCCATCTTCTTACTCCAAAACATTTTTTATCCTTCGTTAATATTTTTCGTAAAAGTCTTAGGGAAACTGTATACGTTCTTTAATAGTTCCTTCACTTTCACATCCGCCTGCATCACATCAATAGTTCCGCCTACATTCTTAGCGGCCAACCATCTGTGGTGACCATCGATGATGTAATTATCGGAGCTAACGATAAGAGGCTTTGCAGTTCCAAGAGTTTTAATCTTAGAGATAGCACCAACGATCTTATCTTTGTTAAAGTCTTTTTGAGTAGCCCTTAACGTACTAGCCTTCACTTTTCGTTTTTGCACACGAATTCCATTCTTTTTCAAATGCTTAATCAGATCATCATAGTCTTTCGACTTGACCTGAGGCATCTTATCTCTTGTAAGTCCAAGAGTGTCGCCAGACTTAGGAGTATCTACCTTAAGCTCTGCAACATATGATTTAAACTTCTTCATATTTCAATTACTTTATCAGACGTACCGAAGTTCTTCTTACGCATGATAGTCTTATTCACTACCTCATATTCATCTTTGTTCTTGTCGTAGTTGATAACGATAGGAAGATTCAGATCAGCTTGCATATCTTTCAATACCGCTTCGCTATCTGGATTCTTACGTATCTCAGCCGCTTTTCTCTTAGCGATCTTCTTAAACACTTTCTGTAACTCTGCAACTGTGATAGAAGGCTTGTTACGTGCATCATTCATTCGATCTGCAAAGTGCTTAGTAAACTCAATATCAATCTTGAACTTAGCAAGCAATCTATCACCGAATCTCTCCAAATCTTGCAACTGCTTCTGAGTGACTTCTTCGCTAAACACATCATCGAATGATTCGTTTATGTCATATGCCTCACCAGGAGTATCTTTCTTATAACGCTTAGTAACTTTATCAGTACCTTTGTCACCAGCACCGCCATCTTCTTTCAGCATTCCTGCAAGTAACTTAGCATCTACATTCTGATAGCTTCTAGCAATCTGTGCGGCATAGTAACCTATGTCATGTCGCATAGATCCCTTAGGTCCTGTAGTCTCTTTCTTCTTTCGTGTGATTAAATCTTTTAGTGTTTTTAGTGCATGTTGATATTGTGTCTTGTATAACTTTAAACCCAACTTACCCTTAATCATTTCTACTGGACTTTTCTCCGTGAATAACTCTTCNAATGCTTCGTTTACATCTTCTTTAGGTACACAGTTAGGTACTAGTTTACCGTTCTTCTTTTTCATGCCTTTTTGTTCATGGCTAGCCCAACAAGGATCATCTTCTTTCAAAGATTTCCCTTCGCTATCGTATCCTGGCTTACCAGCTTTAGCTTTCTTGGAGATAGCGATTGCTGCCCGTTGCGCTGGATTAGCAGAACCTTCTTCTATTGATTCTTTGCGTACTTTAGCGGCTAAGTCTGCATCTGCTTTGCCCCAAGTACCAGACGATTTAGTGATGAAAGAATTTACACGTGCAAAGCCCCACTGTTGAGGAGTAGTACCAGGTCTATGACCAGTTTTCCAAGCGGCGATGCCTCTATCATAAACTTTCTTTAGAATGCCTAATGGCATTCCAGATTTCTCGGCTTTCTTCTTAAGACCTTCGTTGCCCTTTTCTTCGTCAAGCATTACTTGATCAAAGATATCGTTTGTAGTCTCTTCAATGAATGCGATCAAATCTTTATCTGATTCAAATTCTTCTTTGTTGATAGATGTGATTTTCTTACGTAATTCTCTAGTAAGCAGTCCATCCATTTCACGCTCATGCTCTCTAGAAAGATTGCCTCTCTCATCTTTATGCTGTCGCTTCAATCTCTTTTCAGCATCAGTGTTGATAGCGATCTCATCTAGTTCAACTTCTTCTTTTCTTGAACGAAATGCACGAAAGCGGCGATCTAATTTGATTTGACCTTCTTTGTTAAACATCTGATGATATCGTTTAGTATGAGCAGAGGTCTTAGTCTTCGCTTCTGCGTCACCAGGTGCTGGTTCGTATGCATCTGGATTATCATCATCCATCTTAGCACCCTTCTTAAAGTGTGCGTCACGCTTTACTTTTGTAGACTTGGCAAGACCTTTGTGATATACTGCGGGCTGTGTGCCTTTACGATCAGCAATGTCTTTGTCTTGACCTACAGTAGGCTCTTCAAATAACCGTGTGAACTCTTCATTAATTAAAAATGATTCGAATTCTTCGTTAGTAGTTCTCTTAGATAACTTGGCTAGGTCTGCTTTTCTAACTGCTGGTAACAACTTCTTTGCTATTCTGTCGATAGCGGTTTTCTTCTTAGCAACTCGTTTGTCAATGAGCATCTTCTCAGAAGGAGATAAAATAGCATACTTCTCGCCTTTCTTACCAGCGACCTTCTTACGAATAATCTGAATTGCTGCCTTTCTAGCACGGATCTTAAGTTTGTCCATAGTAGCGGCTTTCTTAGCCATACGTCTGCGACCTTGAGCAATCTTAGACTTGAACCTACGCATAGTAATTCCACGTTGGCGTCTCTGTTGAATAGTCAATGCTTCTTCGAGTTCAAACATCTCAGCGATTTTCATACCGCCACGTACCATGTCGTACACGTCCTGTGCATCTGATTGAAGTCTGCGAGGTAGACCTGTTTTGAATTTTTTGAAATCGCCTTTTGAGGCAGCGGCTCTCATTTTAGATGCTGACATACCGTCAACGCCTTCAGAATCTGGGTCACGATCACCAGCTGAAACAATTGAGATGTTATCGAAGTTATAATCTTTGCCGTTGTACTTGTTCAATAACTCATCGAACTGCTTAATACGATCTTGTCCAACAACCAAAACAACCCTAGAGAATTTCTTCTGTAGTTCTTGCATGATTTGAATGATTGTACGAGAGTTCGACTTTACGATAAGTTTGTTGCCAAATGCTTTCTTAGCAAGCATAATCTTGTCATCGTAGTCTAGAGGATTCTTTTTAGCATCTTGGCTGTGAGAGATGTAGATAAGAGGTGTTGCGGACTCTTGTCGGGCAACTGATTTGATCTTGTCGACCAGTTTCTCATGACCAACAGTGATTGGATTCATTCTACCCCAACCTAAAACCACTGCCTTATTAGGAGCTTCTTCGAGCTTGGGATTGATCTCAATCGCATTCTTTACTAGAAGTTCATCTTTAACTTTCTTAGTAACTTTTTTGCTAGCCTTCTTTTGAGTTGGCTTTTCGCCAGAATTTGCTTCTGGCTCTTCCATAGATTTGTCTTCCATTTTTCTTCCTCTATCGTAGGTTTACCGTAGTCTTACTACAACGATTAATTATATACTTATTTATAAATTACAGTGTCTCAGCTAGACTACTTGACAACTTATTCCAATTCAGTTCTGCTTTTACAGCTATGTCCTTTGCGGCATCAAGTGCTTCTGCACTCTCAACTTCTGCAACTTCAGACTCAATACGTCTCTTTTTAAGGGCATCATATGCAACTTGTGCTTGAATAACAGCCTCT